GTGTTAAGGGTAGTATTGATCCTAAAAATAATTTTGTTGTAAATTCTCAAAATATTATTTTAGGTTACGCTAAAAATCCTACTATAACAGAAGAATCAGTAGTAAAATCAGATCAATTAATAAATATTTTACAACAGATGTTAAGTATAATGAATGATATTACTAATAATCCTTCTGAGGTGAAAGCTATTACTGGTGAAATAGAAAATTTATCTAAACAATTAGATAAAATTAAATCAATAACAACTAAAACTTACTAATGGCTTTAGACATAGAACAAATAAAAAGTTTTCAAACGGGTAGTATAACTATTACTCAAAGTACTACAACAGTAATACCAGGAGTTAGTTCTATTACTGGATCTAGTAGTCTACAAAAAACTATTCAAAGTATTAGTCAATTAAGTAGTAAATCAAATGAAATATCAAGTTTTATAAACGATGCTGGTATTGCTGGTGGAAATCAACCTTTTAACATTTCTACATTTGCTCGTGAATTTATTTTTAAATCTAAACAACAAGAACAAGAAGAATCTACTACAGGAAAAGTAACAGATAGTAAACCTATTACAAGAAAATTTCAACAAATAACTAAAAAACTAGTAGATAATATTGTTCAAAACTATATTAGATCTGGTAGATTACTAAGTATTTTAGAAAAAAATGTAAATAAAATACTAGCTCAAAGTAATGTAAATTTTGTAAGTGTAGAAAATGGTAAAATAGTAGCTCAACCAATTCAAAGTCAACAAATAGATCAAGCTATTCAAAATATACAAAAAACAGTAGATACTTATGTATTAGCAGTAGATAAATATGCTCGTCGTGTTTATAATACAGATGAAATCAGAACAGTTGATCAATTAAGAAAAAATTTAAGTTTAAATAAATTAATTCCTCTTTACGATAAAATATTAGCTGTTAAATTAGAAATACTACAAATACAAATTAAAAGAAGAAAAGCTCAAGATTTAATAATAGCTGCTAATGCCGCTTCTCAAGTACCTGTTCCTAATGTTGCTTTAGCAACAGAATACACTCAAAGAGCAACTCAATATACTGCTAATGAATTAAATAGTTTAGAAGACTTAGCTGAAGCTTATAAAGAATTTGAAGCAATAAAAAAGAAAATAGAATTTTATGGTACAAAATATGAAAAAGCTAAAAATCAACTTTTAAATATTCAACAAACTATTAATAATTACCAATCTCAAGTATTTAATAAAGCTTTAACTCAAGTAAATAATCAACTAACAGGATCTTATAATCAACTAACTGGATCGACAGTTACAATAATTAGTAATATAACAGGAAGCACAACATAAACATCATAAAATTTTATAATTTAATATTTATACCAATATGAACAGCACAGAAAAATTATTAAAACTAATACAAGAAGTAGTTCGTAAAGAAGTTAGGTCAGCTCTTAGAGAAGAATTAGGTAAACAACCTATAAAAGAAAACTATAATCCAACAATAGAAAGTATTAAAAAAGCTCCTAAACCTAAACCAACTGGAAACTCAATTCAAGATCTTTTAAATGAAACTGCTTATGAAGGTGAGTGGAGAACATTAGGAGGAGGTACATTTGATGCTGGTCAAGCTCAAAATTTTGGTTGGCAACAATCTATGATGAATGAATATGGGGGTGGATCAGTTCCTGTAACTAAAGGAATTGAAGGATTTATTCAACAAAATAATAATGGAGCACAAGATATTAGACAAGTACAAGTAAATAGTGTTCCTGATTTTAGTGCAATGATGACTACAATGAAAAATAAAGGGTTATTATAATGACTACAAGACCATTATATAGATATGCTGATATAGCTACTGGAACACTAAAAAGAGAAATTGGAATTAGTATACAATTCCAACAACCAGAAGTTTTTATGAGCACATACACTACAACCCAACAAGTAAAAAATCAACTAATAAATTATATTCTTACAAATCCCGGTGAAAGAATGTTTCAACCATATTATGGAGCTGGAATACGACAAGGTTTATTTGAACAAAATCAAATAGATTTTGATAGTTTAGAAGAAACACTAAAATCAGGAATAGAACAAAATGTTCAAAATATAGTTGTAAAAAGTGTTAATACTTCTAGTACAGGAGATAATACTCTTAATATAAGCATTACATATTCTATTAATGGAATTGTAGATGAATTAAATGTAGAAATAGCAACATCATAATGGCAATACAATATTTAAATAAAGATTTTCAACAACTACAACAGGCTTTAGTAGATTATATTAAAAATAACTATCAAAACTACTCTGACTTTGGTCCTAGTTCACCTGGTAATATGTTTGTTGATTTATCAGCATATGTAGGAGATGTATTATCTTTTTACACTGATACTCAAGTACAAGAAACGTTACTTTTAGAAGCTAAAGAAAGAAAAAATATTCTTCCTATTGCTTATAGTTTAGGATATAGTCCAAAAATGACTAGACCTTCTACTGTAGTTTTAGACGTATATCAATTAATACCTTCTGATGCAGCGAACAGTTATCTGCCTGATTGGAGATATGCGGTAAGAATACCCGAAAACACGCAAGTAGGTAGTACTTCTCAACCCGATATAGTATTTTTAACTCAAAATTTAGTAGATTTTAACTACAGCAGTAGTTTTGATCCTACAGATGTAAGTGTTTATAGTTATTATACTGCTACTACTGATCCTTTATTTTATGTTATAAAAAAACAAGTAGAAGCTTTTTCTGGAACTGTTCAAACTCAAAGTTTTCCTTTTACTACTTTAGAACAATTTGCTAAAGTAACTTTAGTTGATGAAAACATAATTCAAATTCTTGAAGCTGTAGATAGTGATGGAAATACATGGTATGAAGTACCTTATTTAGCTCAAGATACAATCATAGATAAAACTTATAATATTAGTGTTTTTGAACCTAATTATTCTCAATATAATGATCAAGCTCCATTTATGTTGAGACTTAAAAAAGTAAACAATAGATTTACAGCTCAATTTGTAAGTGATACTGAATTAGAAATTAGTTTTGGAGCAGGAACTTCTGGTAAAGACAGTGAATTAATTATTCCTAATCCTGATAATGTTGGTTTAGGAATACAAGATGGAATTAGTGCATTTAATACAGCTTTTGATCCGTCAAACTTTTTCTTTACAAACGAGTATGGTCAAGCCCCAGTAAATACAACAATTACTTTTACTTATATTGTTGGTGGAGGAGCTCGAAGTAATGTTCCTGCTAATGATGTTAATCAATTAGTAACAGCAAATGCTCAATTAAATGATTACGGTTTAAATAGTTCTACAGTACAAACAGTATTAGAAAGTATCAAATTTAACAATACAATTGGAGCAACTGGAGGAGGACCTGGAGATACTTTAGAAGAAATAAGATTAAATGCTTTATCTAATTTTCCTACTCAATTAAGAAATGTTACAAAAGATGATTACTTAGTAAGAATTCTTAGTATGCCTAATGAGTTTGGATATATTGCTAAAGCTTATGTAGTTCAGGATTTAAACTTAAACGCTGATAGAGATAATACTCAAAGTTTAGTTAATATGAATCCTTTAGCATTAAGTGCTTATGTATTATCAACTAATAACGATGGTAAATTAACTACATCTAATTTAGCAGTAAAACAAAATTTAAAAACATATTTAAGTCAATATAAAATGTTAACAGATGCTGTTACAATTAAAAATGCTTTTTATATTAATATTGGTATTAATTTTGAAATACAAGTATTACAAGGTTATAATGCACAGCAAGTTTTAATTGGTTGTATTAATGCCCTAAAAGAATTTTTTAATATTAAAAATTGGTCAATAAATCAACCTATTATATTAAGTCAAGTAGAAAATTGTATTAGTTGTGCTAACGTAAATGGAGTTGCTGCTGTAAAAAATATAGAATTTACTAATAAAGCTGGTGGAATTTACAGTCCTTATACATATGATTTACAAGGAGCTACTTTAGGAGGTATTATTTATCCTAGTTTAGATCCAATGATTTTTGAAATTAGATACCCAGATAGTGATATTTTAGGACGAGTTGTTGGAGCTTAATATTTATAATATATGTTTTCTCAATTATTCCCTTCTAAAGACGCAACATTATATTCATTATTTCCAACCACAAATACTGGTTTAGATCCTATATTAGAATTTACTAAACCTGATATATATAATGCTTCTAGAATACTTATTCAGTTTGACCAAACTGAAATAATGGATATTTTAAATAAAGTAAATACAACTCCCGCAGCGTCTGGTAGTTGGGAAGCTTATTTAAAAATATATGCTTCACAAGTAGAAAGTTTACCAACAGTAGTTCCAATAGTAGTTAATCCTATTTCTCAAGAATGGGATCAAGGAACTGGAAGATTAGCAAACGATCCGACTACTATAAATGGATGTAGTTGGTTAGGACCTAAAGCTGGACAATTTTGGCTTACTGGATCTGGAACTACAAGTTCTTTTCTATCAGGTTCTGTAGGTGGAGGATCTTGGTATACAAGTAGTTATGCTACAACATCTATTTCTCAATATACTCCCCAAGATTTATACATTAATGTAACTTCTATTATAAATCAATGGTCTTCTTCTTTAATACCTAATAAAGGATTTATTTTAAGAGTTAGTGAATCTGTAGAAAATAACCAAAATTACCAATATACTTTAGATTATTTTAGTAGAGATACTAATACTATTTATCCTCCTTCTTTATTCTTTTATTGGAAAAGTCAAATTTGGGATCCTGAGTTAACAAAAATTCAAACTAATCAAGTATTTGATATGTCTATTGGAAATAATGATGGAGTTTATTACGCTGAAAGTAACGTTAGATTTACTGTGGCTTCAAGAGATAAATATCCTCAAAGACAGTTTGTAACTTCTTCATTATATGAATTTAATAAAACTTTACCTTCACAAAGTTTTTATCAAATTATTGATGTAGATACTAATGAAACTATTATTCCTTTTAATAATCCTGGTACTTTAATAAGTGCAAATAAAACAGGATCTTATTTCAATGTAGATATGAGTACACTAGAACCAGAAAGATTTTATACAATCCAAGTTAAAGTAAATATTGATGGAAGTACATATGTAAAAGATGATAGTGATATGAAATTTAAAGTTTCCCAAACTATATTCCCATGAGTAAAATAACTATATCAACTAAAAAAACAATATATAGTAAAGATATTAATAAAGTAGTAGATACTGGATTTAGTGTAGCTGTAAATCCTAATACTACTACTGATGTAATAGATAATATTCCTACTGTTGATGGTTTTTTTGAAAATTATGATATATTATTTTATCAAATTCCTTTAACTGGAAGTAATTCACATACTACTCTTGTAGAAAGAAGTAGTGAATATTTAGGTTTAGACTTAAATTTATTATTAGAACAGTTAAATTTTTTACAACAACAAAATAAACAGTTACAAGAACAAATAAACGAATTTAATACAAATATTTAATGCCTGTACAAATAAATCCAACATACGTAAATAATAATATTTTAACTCAACAAGAGCAAAATCTTGTAGCGAGTACAGAAATGACTAGATTTTTTGGCGTATCTGGGGATTTTGTACAATTATTTATTTATACAGATTTAGGTACATTAGTTTTTAATAATCCAAACTTTCAAGAATATAGTGTTACCGAAAATAAAGAAATTAATTTTGACCCAGCATATGATATAGAAAGTGCTGGTTTTAGATTAGGTACATATAATATGGTCTATAATTTTTTAAGACCTTTATTAACGCAAAATCCTAATTTAGATTTATTTATTTATTCAATTTCCCCAGATAGAAAAGAAATTAAAGTAAGAACAACAACAAACAACGATTTATTTTTTTCAAATGCTGTTGCTTATATAGATTTAATTCAATCAAGAGATTATTTTATTGAGTATTATCTTGATTTTGGAAATAATAATTTAACCACCGCTTTATCTTTAGCTGCTGAAAAAGATGTTTTTGGAACAGCTACAGTAATTATTAAATTAGAAAATCCTCTTCCTCAAAACATTATTGTAAATAGTCCTTTAAATGTTGTAGAAAAAGTAGTAAATACATATAGTTATCAAGCTATTTTAACATCTAATATTTCTTCTTCTGTAACATTTCCAAGTTTAAGAGAAGCAAATTTTACTTTAGATGTTGATAGTTATAGAATTGGTTCAAGTGATTATTATAATTTTAATCAAATTACAAATTTAACTCAATCTAGTGAACTACAAACAATGTTGGCTTTTATATCAAGTAGTAATCCAACAATAAATGTAGATTATACTGAATATATTAATTTTGTTCACTTTGGTTCAGCTCAACAACAATTAGAAACTTTTAAATATAAACTAGGTAAAATACAGAGTTTACAAAGTGGAATAAGTGGTTTACCTTCTACTAATTTAAACAGAATTATTTCTCAATCTATAATAGACCAAACAATTCAAGGTTTTACAAACTATGAAGAATATTTGTATTATCAATCAAGTAGTACAGCTTGGCCTAAATCAAATACAACTCTTCCTTATGTAAACCAAACAACCGGATCTACAGAATCTATTATTTGGTATAATAACCAATCCTACTCAGCAAGTTATTATGATGAATTTAACAATAATAACTTAATTTATGCATTACCTACATACTTACAAGAAAGTCCAACTTTTTCAAATGTAGAACCATTTGTGTATTCAATGGGTCAAATGTTTGATGAGATTTGGCTTTATATCAAAGCTATGACTGATTTATGGAAAGCAGATAACTCATTAGCTGATGGTATTAGTAAAGATATGGTTGGAAATGCTCTTCAAAGTTTAGGTATTAAACTTTATACTGATGGAGATCAAGATAATCTTTATACATGGTTATATGGAACAAACCAACAAGGAAGTCCTTATTTTCAAACAGCTTCATGGCAAACAGGTATAACGGCATCACAATATACACTTTCTGGTCAAGATGAAGCAAAAAGTGTATTTAAAAGAATATATGCTAACTTACCTACATTATTAAAAAGTAAAGGAACAGATAAATTTGTTAATTATTTAAATACTCTTTATGGTATTCCTGATACTATCTTATTTCCAATGGAATTTGGTGGTATAGATAAAACAAGCAACACAGCAGAATACAACTATTCTAGATTTTCTGCAGCGTTACAATTTCAACCATTTAAATATAGTTTTATAGATAATCTTACAACTAGTTCTTATGGTATACAAAATTTAGAATTTAGATTTAAACCGACTACTTTAAATACATCAAATAACCAAACATTATTAATAGGATCAAATCATACTACTCCATCTACAGCTGATTGGGTAATTTATTTACAACCAACTACAGTAAATGGTTATGATTATGCTAATGTAGTTCTTTGGACTAATACAACAAATGTAACTCAAAGTGTTTCAGTGCCTGTTTTTGTAACAGGTAGTAATAAAGACTATAATTGGTGGAATGTAATTTGGCAAAATGAAGGAACTGGATCTACTTTATATGTAAAAAATGAATTAAATGGTGAAATAGGTTATAATGTTTCTACATCTTACTCTATTCCTGTTTATGATGACGTTAATACAAGAATTGAATTAGGAAATGTAAATCCATTATTTTCTACTACACTTCCTTCAAATTTATCATTAGGTAGTTGTTATTCTCAATTACAAGAATTAAGAGGATGGTCCATTCCTTTAAGTAAATCTGTATTAGACGCCCATACTCTCAACCCAGAATCTTATGTAGGTAATACTACAAATGATGCTTATGATAATTTAATATTTAGATTTCCTTTAGGAAATGATTTATATACTAATTTTGGCATTGTAACAGGTAGTCAACCTCATTCTACTCCAAATTATTTTTTATATTTTAATGGAACTTGGCAACCAAGTGATTATGTATATTCCACAGAACAATACTATACTCAACCAGCCGTAGGAGGATACTCAGTTCCAAATACAGATAAAATAAGAATAGAAAGTCAAACATTAGCAACTAATAGATTACAACTTGTTAAATCTGTAGTTTATAATAATCCTACAAGTAGTAGAACTACCGATATTCATTTAACTCAAGTTGGTTTTAGCCCACAAGATCAAATAAATAATGATATCATTGCTCAATTAGGTACTACTTATAATTTAGATCAAATAATAGGAGACCCAAGATACAGTGATTTAAACTTTTATCCTGGTTTAGAAACTTTACAAGAAGATTATTTTGAAAAATATGTTAGTCCTTATAATTATAAAGACTTTATTCAATTAATTGAAACTTATCATAAGTCTTTATTTAGATATTTAGAAACATACATTCCGGGTAGAGCAAATAATACATCAGGTGTTGTAATTAAACCCCATATTCTTGAAAGAAGTAAAACAAGAAGATATGAACCTACTATTGACACAGCATCATATGATGGTCAAACAGAAACAGTAGCCATTGTAGGATCTAACTCAGGAGATTATTGTTGTTCAAGAAATTCAACTATAAATGAAGCTTTCTTTGATGGAGAATTAAGTGGAAGTTTTATTGAAGTTTGGAGTGCTTATGATCAAAATAATCCATTTACTAGAGCTATTTGTGATTGCCATCAATATCAAGTTACTACAGACGGACAAATTGTTTGGATTGATTGTAATGGAGAAACTAAAGTAGATTCTGGAATTACACAAAGAGTAGTACAATTAACAGCATGTAAAGACAAAGTAACAACAGTAGGTAGTACAAATTTTTATTTACAAGACTTAGGAAGATTTAATGAAGGTCAAGCTTTTGTAGAACAATATGAAGGTTGGGATGCTTTAGATAACAATGTTGTTCCAAACGTTCAATCTCAATTTAAATTTAAAAAACTACCTACATCACAATCTATTAATACAAATGCTTTAGGTAGTTGTGTTAGATATAAAGTAACTAACTTAGGAACTCAAGGTGGAACCCCAGCTCAGGGTGATGAAGATATTTATTTTAATTATACAAATTGTAATGGCATAGGTGTATTGTGTGATGTTGTTAGTTCATCTCCATTCCCAATTTTTGGTCCTAACTTTATTTATAGAGAAGCTATTGTAAATTCTATAGGATATGATACTTTAGGATTATGTGGTACTAATGGCCCAGCAAATAATTTCCAAGTAGATTTTGATGGTTATATAAGACAAATAGATAATAGAGTATTTAATCAATTTTCTTCATCTATTGAGTGGCAAGATACTAATTTAAGTGATGCTGGATATGTTAAAAGTAGAGAAATAGGAAGTTCAACAACAGCTTTAGATTTTAACCAAACTTTTAACTATACTTCTAGTATTGTTACTTATGATACAACATTTTTAGGAAGTAATACTTATCCTAACGTTGAACAAACTCAAGAATATATTCTTTTTGTTGATACAGCTCAAAATACCTTAGCAGAAAGATTTGGAAGTACACAATATCATATAAAACTTTTAATAGATAATACAGGAAGTGTTTATAAACCTGAAGAAAGTTCTTCTTATTGGTATAATACAGACCAAAATTTTGGAAGTGATTCACCAGTAGCTGTAGCTGTTTACAATGGTAGTGGAAGTTTTAATCAAGATTTTGAAACAACTGTTTATCAACCTTTAAAAAGATTTGAAACTATAATACACTCCGACACAGGATCTTATAATAGTTTATTTTTAAAATCAGGTTATATTCCTACAATGTCTTTCACTAGTTTAGGAGGATTTACAACAGGTTTAGAAACTTTTATTTATGGAGGAATTAATTATAATCCTATAGATTTTGAAGGAATAAAATTTAATAATATTATTACTGATGAGGCTGGTGGGTGGGATTTATCTACTTATATTTACACAGCTCCAAAAAATTCTAACACATTAGTTGATATCACTTCTTCAATAAAATATCAAAAGTTTGCCAGTGGAAAAGCTCTAGATGTTATTACTACTTTATTTAAAAATAATCAAATATTAGCGCAATCTACTGATGATCTTCCTGGAACCGGAAATATCACCACAGTTAGATTAACAACCCAAACTTCATATAATCAAGGAGATATTTTTTATACTACTTTTCAAAGTCCAGCTGGATTTAATAGAGATAATTTATATGTTAATGGTGATTCATTTTTTCAAATAACATCAGGTAGTGTATTAACACCACTAACAATAACAAGTAGTTATTTTACAAGTAGTTTTGAAGGAACTGTTTTAACAGCTTCAACAGCTTTAAGTTATTTTTATGGACCTGGGTATGCTCAAACTCCTGTTGTATCAAATGGAACTTCAAGTGGATTTAATAATCCTTTACCTTTTACTATAGAACCTTATGATCAAATAAGATTTGGTGGGAATGAAAATGAAGTTTATACAATTATGTCTTCATCTATAAACTCTATTTATGAACTACAAACAACAGGATCAGTAAGTGGAAGTTTAATTTATGCTTCTGCTAGTGCTGCTTCGACAGGTATAGGTTCATTTAAAGTAAATGGAATTACTTTTAATTTTACTTCTTCTTCTCCTCTTGGGGGTAATACATTAACTAACATTTATATAGTAACTTCATCTTTTACTTCTACAACCCCAACATCATTCGCATATTCAGCATCTGAAGTTTTTAATGTAAGTAGCTCAGCACCCTTGTATTCAAGTACTTTTGCTGGAATAACAGCTTCAAATTCTACTGATGTTTTAATTCTTAAAGCTGGTTTTGTAGGAGGTGAATATGATGCTACAATTTTAAATAATTATACATTCACATCAGGAAGTACTACATATAATTTTAGTGGAGCTTCTGGCATATCATATGCTTCTCCTTTATTTCTATATTTAGATAGAACTCCTCAAGGACAAAACTTAGATTATTTTGCTATAAGACGTTTGGTTTCTGATCCAGGTTATATTATATTAAATAATAACCCCGTTAAGTCTAAACCAGGTTTAGCACCGTCATTTATACTTCCAAAATACATGAGTCCTACTTTAAAAAATAATTTATCAAATATAATTTCAAACTTAACATCAAAAGGATTATTTTCATAATATTTATATAACACAATATGGCACCCTATAGAAGAATATATTTAAAACATCATAGTTTTATTCCTAAAGATAATTTAGGTAGGGTTTATGATATACACCATATTGATGGAAATAAAAAAAATAATAATATTAATAATTTAATAGCATTATCTATTCAAGAACACTATGATATTCATTTAAAACAAAATGATTGGGGTGCTTGTTTAGCATTAGCTAAAAGAATGAAACTAGATTATAAAATTTTATCTGAATTATCTTCTAAAACAAACAAAGGAAAAATTAGATCAGAAGAAACAAAACAAAAAATAAGTAAAAAAAATAAAGGTAGAGTTCAATCAAAAGATGAAAAACAATATAGAAGTTTTGTAATGACTGGAAAACCTAAAAAAAGAAAAGGAAATGAAAAACCTCACCTTTCTAAGTATAAACCAGTTTATTGTAATGAATTAAATTTAACATTCATCAGTTTACAAGAAGCCAGTATAAAATTAAATTTAAACTCAAGAACAATAGGAAATCAGATATCAGGATTATCTAAATCAGTAAAATATAATAAACAAAAAATAACATTTAAATATATATAAATATGGCATACTTGTCGAACGAATATGTAACCGTAGATGCGGTTCTAACAACAAAGGGCAGAGAGCTTTTAGCTCGTAATGATGGTTCATTTAGAATTACTCAATTTTCTTTATCTGATGATGAAATTGATTATACTCTTTACAATCCCAATCATCCTTCTGGATCAGCATATTATGGAGAGGCTATTGAAGCTATGCCTTTATTGCAAGCTTTTGTAGATAATACCCAAGATATGAAATATCAATTAGTAACTTTACCTCGTGGTACTGCAAAATTGCCTGTATTAAACATTGGTGGTAGAGCAAGTATTAGTTTACAACAAGGAGCTACAATTGTTATTAATCCTACTACATTAAATTATTTAGGAACTATTGAAAGTGTTGAACCTTTAGGTTACTTAGCAACTATCTCAAATCAAAATTTAGTAGGTAGTTTTACAGGTACTGGAGTTAATACAACCGCTTTACCAAGTTTAACACCTACCCCAACAACATCAGGTGCTCCTTTAAGTATTTCACAAATTGGAACTTCATTTACCTTAACAGCTACTAGCTTAAACGATATATTCCCTTCAGGAACAACTATTGTAACTACAACAATTACTTTTGTAGGTAGAAATTCAGGAGCAAGAATTAGTATTCCATTCACAGTTAATAAAAAACAATAATAATGTCATATTCAGTATTATCATTAGACGATCAAACAGTAAGTAGTGAAATAGTAGTTTCAGCAGCATGGACTAATAATCAATATACTTTAACTCAATTCTTTACAAGTTCAACTCAAGAAACTGGGTCTACTGGAGCGTTTTACTTAAACGTTTATCAAACAGCATCAACTTTAACTACAGCAGAAAATCAATTTGCTATTGCTTATGGTAATATTTTAGGATCTGGAAGTTATTATTTTAACGCTGCTGCTCCTACTTATACACCTACTAAAGACATTTATGGTCAATATAGAGCTTTAATTTTAGGAGACGAAAATAGTAAATTTATGTTTGATTTTGTATCTGGATCAGATGATATTGTTGTAATAACAGTAGCGCGAGGAAGATACAAACAAAGTTTTAATCCAGGAAGTTTAACACTAAATTTAAAAACAGGTTCAAATCAACTTACTTTAACAGATAATAGTCAAGTTCAAACAACTGCAACTTTTATTAATAATACTCAATACTATACTTTAGTAAGTGGTAGTCAAGGAAGTGTATTTAGTTCAGCTGGAACAGTATCAGGAAGTTATGGTTATGTATTTCCAGATATGGGACTTATTATGTTAAACCCAATGGCATTACAGTGTCCTACAGGTAGTGCTGGATTAGAAATTGGGTGGAATAGAACACCTGCTAGTACTGCACCTCCAAGTCCTTTTTATAATCCAAATAACAGAACTGTTTATCAATTAATTAGTAGCAGTGGAGATTTTAGTTTACAAGCTGCTGAAGTATTAAGTAGTAATTTTATTTTCTGTAGAGCTAAAAACGCTGAATATAACTACACAGCTAATCCTACTATTATTGATAGTGATGGTAATTTAATTTATAATCAGTTAATTTATAGCCCTGTAACTTATATTACAGCTATTGGTTTATATAATGATAGTAACGAATTATTAGCAGTTGCTAAATTAAGTAAACCTTTACAAAAAGACTTTACTAAAGAAACTTTAGTTAGAGTAAAACTTGATTATTAATGTCTGATACCGTATTAAAAAGATTAAATGTAAGTGACGCCTTTACCATACCTTATGAAGCTAATAAGTTATGGTCTGTTACTGCATCGGATTTTATAGAATACGGTATCTTTTTTCAAACAGGAAGTTACACTAGTTCAGCTGTTAAGACAGATTATAATTACAGTAATTTACTTTATAAATCAGTACTAGTTAACTATTATCCTGAATATTACCCTGTAAATTCTTTATCTACCTCTTCTTATTATCAAACAGTAAATTATACTGTAAATTTAACTTCAACTGATTATGCTGTTAGTGGTGCTTTAAGATTAGGAAATTTATATTCAATAGAAAAGAATTTTTACACAAGTAGTATTCAATTAATTAATATTCCTAATACATTATATTCTAATAAAGTAATTCCTACTACTTTTCAAGCAGCAGTAAGTGGTGGGTTAATTTATGATGATGGAGAATATAATTTAAGATGGTCAGGATCTAGTTTTACTGGCTCAGTAGGAATAATTATTTCACAAAGTAGTTGTGTAGGAAATATATTTTACGAACAAGGATTAGGAGTATTGACTAGAATGTCAGCTTCTTTCACTAATATACAATTTCAAAATAGCTATATACTTTACGAACAAAATATGGTTTGTAGAGTAAAAGATTATGAATTTAATACAAGTTATAATCCAACATTAACAACAGGATCCTTAGGATTTATTTATGAATCAGCATCTGTGTGGATTACTTCTAGTACTATACCTTACAATTACTCAGGCACTTATTACACATATCCAGACAATCAATTAAAAGATTTTGCAACAGCTAGTTATTTTAGTCCTTACGTAGGATCATTAGGTTTTTACAATGACTCAAATCAATTATTGGCCGTAGCAAAAATGTCACAACCTGTTCCACTTTCTAATGCAACAGATTTGACGTTTTTGGTAAAATTAGATTGGTAAAATGAACGCTCATAGCATGTGGTTTAACTTTAAAAAAGGAGACATTAAATACTTCAGTGAACTGTCAGATTTTCCTGAAGCTACTTATGGATTTATTTATAAAATAGTTCATAAAGAAACAAAACGATATTATATTGGTAAAAAAGTTCTTTTTCACAACATAAAGAAAAAACTTACTAAAAAAGAATTATTAGAACAAACAGGACCTGGTAGAAAACCAATTACAAAAGTAATTCAAAAAGAAAGTGACTGGTTAAATTATTGGGGTTCAAGTAAAGATTTTTTAGAATTTAAAAAAGGAAAATTAGACACTGAATTTTCTAGAGAAATACTTTACATTGTTTCTAATAAAAAACTCTTAACATACTACGAAGTAAAAGCTCAAATGGAAAATAGTTGTTTACAAGATAACTTGTGTTATTGTGATAATATTTTAGGAAAATTTTTTAGAAGAGACTTTGAATAATATTTATTACTATGGATAACTTTGACTTAAAAAAATATTTAGTAGAAAATAAACTAACATCAACTTCACAAATAAATGAAGAACAAATACAAGTTTTAGATAGTACAGAACATAAAAAATCAGGAATTAAAGTAACTTTATATAATAATGGAGTTATACAATTTTGTAAAGATGATAAACATTTAGACGCATATAAAAAAGAAAACCAATATGACGCTAAAACATTATTTGATAAAATCAAAAAATACTTAGAACAAAATCCAGAAGAAGAATTAGACACATCTAAAATTTATAAAGGTGTAGGAATAGCATATAGTATTGGAACTACATTATTTGTTAAAACTAGGCAATCTGATAAATGTGGAATAGAAGGAATACAGTCTATTTCTTGGGCTAGATAATTTAAAATAATATATTTATAATAAATAAAAATAATAAGACTTGGTTTTCCAAGCCTTTTTTATTATATTAGTAGTAATGGATAACATACTACTATTAAACTGTCTTGAAAGTGTATTAGGTAAAGGCAAAAAATCTAGTAGTGGTAATTATGCTTTTAATTGTCCTTTTTGTAATCACCATAAACCTAAATTAGAAGTAAAACTACAAACTAATTTAAAAGGTGAAAATCCATATCATTGTTGGGTTTGTAACGTTAAAGGACTTAAACTTCCAACTTTATTTAAAAAACTCAAAACACCTAGAGAAAAAACTCTTGAATTAAGAAGTATTTTAGGTGTTAGTCCTAAAGAAGATTTAAAAGTAGAACACACAGACGTTCAATTACCTAAAGATTTCAAACATTTAATTGCAGATACTAGTTTAGAAGCAAGAAGAGCTAAAGTTTATTTAAAAAAACGAGGCATTACTGAAACTGAACTTATAAAATATAATATAGGATATGCATCTACTGGACCTTATGCTAATAGCATCATTATTCCCTCTTATGATAATAACTATAGTATCAACTATTTCGTGGCTCGAACTATGGATCCGAATGCTAGTAGAAAGTATGATACACCTAAATGTAACAAAAATGAGATTATTGGTTTTGAGGCACTCATTTCTTGGGAGATGCCGATTATTCTTGTTGAAGGAGCATTTGATGCTATTTCTGTGCGCCGTAACGCTATTCCTCTCTTTGGTAAAACTATTTCTAATGCTCTTATGAAGAAACTCGTTGAATCTTTAGTAAAAACTATTTATATCGCATTAGATCGCGATGCTAAAAAAGACGCGTTAGATCACGCGCTTACCTTAACGAACTACGGTAAAGAAGTATATTGGGTTGATATGGATGATAAAGATCCAAGTGAAATGGGTTTTGAAACTTTTACAAAAAAATTACATAATGCAAATCCACTAACTTTTAGTGACATTATGTTACTTAAAATGAATATATGATAGAAAAAGGTCACAACATTGAAAAACATCCTTACTTAAAGAGAATTGTTGAACACGAAGGAGAACAAATTAACTTTTTAGATTCTCGATTTTACAAAACAGAAAATGGAGACTATTATCCTTCTGTAACCACAGTTTTAGGTTTTTATCCTAAAAACAAGTTTTTTGAAAGTTGGTTAAAAGACGTAGGTCACAATAGCGATATTATTGTTAGAAGAGCAAGTGAAGAAGGAACTCAAGTTCATGATGCTATTGAAAGATTCTTAAGAGGTGAAGAAATTGTTTGGGTAGACGAAAACAAACGAGCTAATTACAGCTTAGAAGTTTGGAAAATGATATTGAGATTTAGTGATTTTTGGAATACTTGTAAACCTGAATTAATAGCTAGTGAAATACATTTATTGAGTCACGAACACAAATATGCTGGAACTTGTGATTTAATAGTAAAAATGAACGATAAAGTTTGGTTATTAGACACTAAAACAAGTAATAGTTTACACACCAGTTATAATTTACAATTATCAGCTTACGCTAATGCTTGGAATGAACACAGTGATGTTAAAATTGAAGAAAGTGGAATTTTGTGGTTAAAAAGTAGTAAGCGAAAAGGTAAAGAAGATAAATTACAAGGTCATGGTTGGGAAATTGTTCAACCTGAAAAATCATTAGAAGACTATTTTACTATGTTTAAAAATATTTACGACATTTATATTTTAGAAAATCCCGATCAAAAACCTTTATTTGAAAAATTGCCTACATCAGTAAAACTAGAAATGTAACATATTTATATGTATGATTAATCTGCAATCTTTATTATTAGAAGTTTTTGGCACCCAACCAAAAGCAATAATTTTATCAGGAGCAGCAGGAATGGGTAAATCAACTTTAATAAATGATCTAATAAGAAATATACCTTCAGATTTTAGAGTATTTAATCCAGATACTTTTAACCCAGAAGATGATCCTGATAGACCTAATATAAGTAAAAATAATATTATTATAAGAACTAAAGCTATTCCTGATGCTATAAGTAAAAAACAAAATTTTATTTATGATACTACAGGACAAAATTTTAAAGAAACAGCAGAAATTGTAAATCAAGCTCAGCAAAATGGTTATAAAGTAATGGTTATTACACTTTACGGAAGTCCTATTGTTAGTTTTTTAAGAAATTTTAATAGAAGTAGAAAATTACCTAAAGAAGTTGTGTTAAATAACTGGGCTAAAGTTTATAATCAAATAAGTAGTTATAAAAGTATCCCTGGTATTGAGTATTTAGTTGTTCAAACAGAATTATCTCCTGGAGAAAAAGCAAATGTTAATAAATTTGAAAAAGTATTAAAATCAGGTGAGTTAGAAGATTATTTTAAACAATTAATACAAAAAGATCCAGAAAAATACAGATCAAGTTTTAAAAAACCTAAACCATCCGACATAGAAACATCAAAAGACTTGCCAGATCCTGAAATTTTAAAAGCAAAAGAAGAAAAGAAAAAAGCAGCTGAAAAGAAATTTAGTGATGCTGTTAAAAATATTAAAGATCAATTTAAAACTGTTGAGAAGTTTTTAAAAATTATTAAACCTCTTAATTATAGAGAAGCAGTAGGAGCAGTAAAAACATTTGCTAAACCATGAATATTGCAGAAATAGGAAAATTAATAGGAGAAGAAGTAGCCAAAAAACCAGAAATTTGTTGGTATCCAGGAGGTTTTAAACCACCCCATAAAGGTCATCTTTCTGCAGCTCAACAACTAGCATCAAAACCTTACATTACTCAAGTAAAAGTATTAATCGGTCATGGTAAAAGAGGTGGAATTACAGCAGAACAAAGTAAAGCAATTTGGGATATTTACTTAAAGGCACAACCAAATCCAAAAATTGTAGCTGAAATTTCACAAACTAAATCTCCAATTAAAGATCTTTATAGATGGTTTGGAGATGATTTAAATAGAGAAGCTTATGTCGCTGCTGCTGGTAAAGAAGCAGATGATTTAAAATATTTTGAAGGTTTAAAAGAAGCTTTTGGCGACAGGGTCCAAGAAGAGATTGTAGATGATCAGTTTATAGATAGTGATGGTGATAGAGTTAGTGGAACTGACTTTAGAGCTACAATAGCTGAATTAAGACAAAGATATCTTCAAGTAAAAAACAACCCCGGTGATAAAAAAGCTTTAAACGATTATAATACTACATATAATTACTTTAAAAGTTTATTTCCTGAAGCAGTAATACAAAAAGGATACTTAGATGACATTCAAAGAGTTTTAAATATTAATTTTCCTGAACCAGCTAGTTTACAAGAAGGTAATCAACCAAATCCTAAAAAACAACCTCAGTGGGTATGGTTAGAATACAAAAACCAAAATAAATTAAACCCTATTATTTTTGGTAATGACAATAAAGTAGACCCAGAAGTAAGAGAATTATTATTAAAAATAGCTAATTATTTTTGGGAAGGATTAGAAATACCTGAGCCGTTTGAAGATATTCTTTTAACAGGAAGTAGTGTTAATTACAACTATACTCCAACATCTGACATAGATTTACACATTGTTGTTGATTTTGATAAATTTGAAAATCTTGAGTTGTTAAAAAAATACTTTGATGAAGCAAAAGTCAATTGGAATCGAGTTCATGATTTAAAATTAGGTAAACAAAATATTGAAGTTTATATTCAAGATAATGAAGATCATCCTAAATACAGAGGCGAATATAGTTTAATGAGTGATAAGTGGTTACGTAAACCATCTTTTGTAGAAATAGACATTCCTGATGAAGAAATTGAAAAAAAGGCAAAGTTATTTAAACAACAAATAGATAAGTTAGAAAAAATAGGTAAAGATGATCCTGAAAAAGCAATAGAACTTACAAATAAAATAAAAGAACGTCTTAAAAACTTTAGACAGTCTGGATTAGATGAAGATGGTGAATATTCATTAGAAAATTTAGCATTTAAAAATTTAAGAAACACAGGTTACTTAGAAAAACTTAATAATTTAAAAAATTCTTTTATAGATAAAACTTTATCTTTAGTTGAATCTGTTGACAAGACTTCACTTTTTGAAAAATTTATGGCTTATGCTTGTAATGAACTTCAAATTCATAATCCTCCTACATTTGAGGTTAGATATGAGTATGGTGAAGATCAACCAAGTTTTGGAGCATATGTCCCGTCAAATCACCACATATCTATCAATCCTAGTAACAGAAACGTAGTAGATGTTCTTCGCACATTAGCTCATGAATTAGTTCATGCTAAACAAAATGAAATGGGGCTATTACAACCCGATTCAGGTGAAACTGGTAGTGAACATGAAAATGATGCTAATGCTATTGCCGGTATTTTAATGAGAGACTATGGAAAACAAAATCCTGACATTTATAATATTGGAATGTTAAATGAAGTTAAACAATCTAATCCTCCTATTACAAGAATCTATTTTGATTTAGATGGAGTATTAGCCGGTTTTGATGAACAATTTACAAAATACAACGATGAAGGTTTAGAGTTTAAAGAATACATTGGGAAATATGGTTCAAGTAAAGCTTGGGATATAATCAATAAAGGTAAAGTAAAGTTTTGGAGTGAAATGCCTTGGAATCCAGGTGGACAACAACTTTACAATAAAGTTATGGAATTAGCTAAAGCTAAAAATTTTGAAGTATGGATTTTATCAAGTCCTGGTTTAGACCCAAACGGAGATGCTAAGAAAGGTAAAAATCTTTGGGTAGATAAACACCTAAATATTCCACTAAACCACAGAGTTTACAAACAAGCAAAAGAAAAACACACAGAAGCAAAACCAGGTTACATGTTGATTGATGATATGGGTTCAAATGTTAGTCAGTTTATTGAAGCTGGTGGAACAGGAATAAAAAATAATCCAAAAGACTCAACAGAATCAATAAAAAAGTTATATAAATTTAAATATGAGTAAAGAAACTTTACTAAAAAGAGAATTTACTGAACGTGAAGTTCAGCGAATGCGTAACATTGTTACTAAAAAAACTGGAGACAGAACTTCAATTCAAGCAGGTTATGAATCTCAAGTAAAAAGACAAGAAGGAGACGTTTGGGATGAACATGGTAAAACATGGACTATTAAAAATGGTGTAAAACGCACTGTAAGTAAGTTAGCTAAGTTTAAAGACACAAATATTATGCCTCTTACTTGTCCTCAATGTAATGAGCCATTAGCTAGACAAAGTGAATATGTAAAACATATTTACAAACTCGCGCATAAATGTCCAAAATGTGTGACTAGAGAAGAAACTAACATGAAATTGGCCGGCACATTTGATGACTACGCGAAGAACATGTATTTTAAAAACCACAAACACATTTTAGACCAAACCGAAAAAGAATTTGACGATTTTGTTAATAACGGTTTTGAAAAAATTATGAGTGAAACTGGAGAAGTAGAAAGTTGGGATGGTAAGGGTTTAACTCCAGAACAAATAAAAGAAACTAAACAATGGATTGCTGACCAAAGAGCTAAAATTGACACATATTTGGATATTAAATAAAACTTTATTATATGAATAAATTCTATGTATATTCTCATGTAAAAAAAACTGATGGTAAATGTTTTTATATTGGAAAGGGCACAGGAAGAAGAGCATGGTATAAGTTAGATAGAAATCAACATTGGAAAAATATTGTAAATAAACATGATTTTGAAACAATTATATTAGTTAATAATATTAGTGAAGAAAAAGCATTTGAATTAGAAGCAGAATTTTGTAAACAAATAGGATATAAAAATTTATGTAATCTAAACCAAGAAAAAGGAAATGGAGCCTGGACCAGATCAGAAGAAACAAAACAAAAATTAAAAAAATCAAAACCTAATGGATTTAAACAATTAGTATCAGATAGAAATGGAAAACAAGTTCAATGTGTAGAACTAAATAAAACATTTAAATCGGTAAAAGAAGCATCAGAATATTTAAATATAAATCCACGAAGTATTATTAATAATATATATAAAAGATCTAAATCAGTAAAATATTTTAAGCAAAAATTAACTTTTAAATATTTATTATAAATTAATATATTTATAATCATGCCGTATAAAAGTAAAGGATCTTGTGTTTACAAGAAAACAAAAGAAGGAAAAATGGGTGCAAAAGTTGGTTGCACTAAAGGAGATGTAAAACAATATTTAAAAGCTCTTTACGCCAACGATCCTAAAGCTGCTAAAGACGAATTAAAAGAAATCGTTGAAGCCTTTAACGTAGGAAAGAAAAAAGAAGAATTAATGGCTGAAATGAGCGAAATGCATAATAATGTAAAAAGTATGTATGAAACTATGACACACGAAGGATATGAAGATTCATTGGGTGAAATAGAAAAAATGCATAACGAAATGAAAAGACTTTATGCTGAAATGGCAAAATTAGAAAAATAACATGCACTCAGCAGTAGAAATAAAAAGAATGCAGGCGTTAGCTGGTATTATTTCTGAAAAAAAAGAAATAGTAGATGTGTTGACTCCTGGTTTTGTATTTAAATCAGAAGGTTTAAGAAACAGTGCTATGAAATGGTTAAACAATCCTAGTAACTATTCTAAACTAGCTAAAGAATCTAAAATGGTTGAACCTCCTTTTAAGTTTGAAGTTAAAGACTCAACAGGAATAAAAGTAAATACTAAAGAAGGTAAAGTAAATTCTGAAAGACTTAAAAAGATTTTAGAAAACATTCGTAAAAAAATGCCTAATGTATTAGGCGCCGAAGTAACAGAATATAAAAATGACTAACAACAACTTTGACATCCGAGAATGGCGCATGCAGCAAGCTTTAAAAGAGTTTAATGAGCTGTCTGATAAACAAAAGAAAATAGCATCTGCTGCTGAACCTAAAGACAAAATTACAGGTGACGATTTTAAAGCATTACGTGCTGCTAAAAAAACTATGAAAGAACAGCCTGTAAAAATGTATCACGATGCTGAAGACTTAGAAGAAGACGATTGGAAACAACCAGACGACGAATCAGATATGGCTCATAGTCAACTTCGTTCTGTTAAAAGTTTAGCTGATAAGTTATGTAACATGATTGACGATGGAGAACAATTAGATGCATGGGTTCAATCAAAACTTACTAAAGCAGAAGACTACTTAAATTCAGTTTACAATTACTTAGCTGGTGAAGAAAGTGAAGAAATGGATGATATGCCTTCTATGCATTCTTCTGACTCAGATATTATTTTAGGTGCTCAATTCTATGAAGGAAGAGGCGATACTGATTATAAACGTGCTAGAGACGCTAAACGTTTTGGTAAAAAAGGTGAAAAAAATATTTTTGGTGCAGGAGTTGCTAAAGGTGAAAAAATAGAAAAAGCAAAATTACGTCGTAAGTAATGAATATTAAAACTTTTCAAAAAATATTCGACGAAGAATACCAAAAATTCCGCACATCTAAGGAAACGGATAAAGCTTACATTGAAAAGTTTAATAAAGACACTAAAAAAATTCCTACATTTGAAGAAGATCCAATAGGTTATATACTTTATAGTTATCCTACCTTAAAAGAATCTCTTCAAACATTACTTAGTAATGATTTTTTAGATTATATAACAGGTATTTATGTTATTGCTCCTATTCCAACAACTTTTAAAGTAATTTTACATAATAACCAGTTTTTTTACATGATTTACATGGGAAGAACTTGGATTGCTAAAATAGCTGGTAAAAAATACTACTTATTAAATGTAGGAGAAAGAGGAAGAGCAATTGATGCTATAGCTCGCTTATTAATGATGGGAGCTCCGTTAGGACTTGAACCAAGTGAAGAAGCAACTGCTAATACATCTACAGAAACACCATTACCTTCTGAAGGATCTAATCCATTCGCAGAAGGAGGCGGAGAAGGAGCTCCACCAACAGGAAATGAAAGTTTACCTACAGCAGAAGAAACAACAACTACTCCTTTAGTTGAGTCAAAAAAAAAGACTCTTTTAGAAATAGGTAAAAAATATCCAACAGCATTTCGTATAGCATTAAGACAAGTTTTACTTTTAGAAGGTTCTATTGGTCAAAATAGTGGTAAAGTAGTTCAAAGAATTTTAAATTCTGAAGAAAATAAGGAATTTGGATTTAAACCTATGAACAAAAGTTCAAGAGTAGCAAACCCAAATAAAATACCTAGTGAACAGTTTGAAGCTTTACTACAAACTCTCTACCCAGACGCTAATATTAAAGTTATTCCTCCTAAAACAGGTATAAATGTTAAACCTTATGGCAGTAATAAATTTTCTATGTATAGTTTTGAAACTGAATTTGGACCTGTTGGTGTAATATTAGCATCAGGTGCTAATAAAGGTGAAGCTTATGAAAAAGAATTTGTAGAAAAACTAAAACAAAATACAGGTAAAGAATTAAAAGATATAGAAGATGAAGAAGTAAAACAACTCTTTGATTATCTTGAAATTAATCCTCAAACTATAAGTCCAGATGATGTAGAGGGTACAGGTAAAATAGACACTAAACGTCAACCAAGTTTAGAAGAACCTGAAGATATAGGCACAAAAATAGCTGATATTATTATTAAAGCTAATGGTCAAGATTATAAAATTTCATTAAAAGATCCAAAAGGTGATTATGTTTACAATGGAGGAACTTTAAAATTCATTAAACAAAG